ATCAGCATTTCATAGAGGTAAATTTTTGGTGTTTCATGAGCCAAATATGTGCCAGAGGGATCTTATTAGTAGTAGTATAGCCTTGCATAAGCAGAATATGATGATTGTGGATATTCAAGAAACACAATGTATAGACTTTTGTGTTAAATGGAATTCACACCGTCCTTGGCTTCGTCTGGCTCCTCCAGCAATAGTGGAGACTTTTATGGATCCTAATAAAAGTACTACATTGTATCCATATGTTAATGGATATTTAGGTTTTTTACCTTTTACTGAATTGCAATCCCCGGATGGTAACCCTATTCAGATTAATATTTATACTTGGTCTGAAAATATGCAATATAATGGACTAACGTCTGTTAATTTGCCTATGCAACGATATACTGCTTTGACTATTGAGCCTGAGTCTCAACAAGTTATTGGAAACTGCTTGCCATCTCAACCTGTATCTTGTATTGATCTGAACTCCTCTACCGCTAATAATTCTAAAGTGTGTGAAGAGAATTTCGGTGAGCAACCCCTTTCTTATAGGTCTATACTGAAGAGGTTTGTTACTATATATCAATCACAAGCAGACTTTGCGGCTAATTCTGGTTATCATAGTTATCGAGTTGATGCGCCCATTCTTCCAAGGAATAATATGCCTTTTGGGAGTGCAAATTCTTTACAGGATTTGTACTCATACTTTCGTCCAGCGTATATGGCTATGAGAGGGAGTGTTAGGTATCGTCCCCGTTCATCAAGTCTGTTGAACGGTTATCAAGTTAAAGTATCTTTGGAAGATACGACGACTTCAGCAACTGGACCAGCTGTAAGTATAGAAAATGATGGGTACAATACATCATTATTATGCGGTACAGTTACGTTTGTTCCCTCGACAAACGGGGGAGTGGAAGTAGAACTCCCTATGTATACTAGTAATCTTTGGCTATTTAGTTTTAGCAATGAAACATTGGTTGATGATTTGGGGGTGATGGAGACTAGTTTCTATAGAAATTTTTCTATTAATATAGATCAAACTCCATCAATAGCTACTACTCATTTGGGTGTAGCTTTGGATTTTGCTATTGGTGAAGATTTCTCATTTATGAGATTTCAAGGTTCACCGATGTATAGTCATAATTAATTTGTAAGAGAACAATCGTTAGATTGTGCTCTTGCACAATCGGGAAGACGATTGTAAAAATAAAACAAGATTTAGCCCTGCTATTTCTCTTCATATTTTATGTTTT